TGCAGGAAGGTCTCGAGCTGCCGCAGTCGATGTTCGAAGTCTGGATGGACGAGTCGGTCTTGCTGCGCATGGACCCGGCGACGCGGCTCAAGGCGCACAGTGAATCGGTTGGCGGCGGATGGCTCTCGCCGAACGAGGCGCGGCGAGAGGAAAACCGGCCTCCCGTAGAGGGCGGCGAGACGCCATACCTGCAGCAGCAGAACTTCTCGCTCGCGGCGCTCAGCCGTCGCGATAACGAGCCGGGGGTTGGGGCACAGGTCACAGCCCTGCAGTCGCTGATTGCGGCGGGGGCAAAGGGCGAGATTCCTGTCGATTCCGTGCGCGCGGCGATCAAGGCCGCATTCCCGTTGCTGTCGGATGCGGAGATCGATGCGATGGTGAAGCCGCTGGAGGACTTCGAGCCGCCGTCTGCGCCGCCTCAGGCCGCCCCGCCTTCGGAGCCTGAAGAGGACGAGGAAGACGACGAGGAATTCGCGATGCGCTTTGCCATTGAACTGACGCGGGAACTCGAGCATGCCGAAGCAGCGTGATATTTCCGGTCTTGTCAAGGCGGTTGCGACGGTCGTTCGCGAACACGTCACGAATGCGCTCAAGCCGCTGGCAGATCGTCTGGATGCGATAGAGCGGAAGTTCGCGGAGCTCCCGGAGCCGCGCGAAGGCAAGAGCGCCTATGAGATCGCGGTGTCTCTCGGCTATGAGGGGTCAGTCAAGGAATGGCTGGAGAGCCTGCGCGGTGAGAAGGGCGAAAAAGGCCAGAAGGGGGATCAGGGCGACAAGGGCGAGAAAGGTGATCGCGGAGATCGCGGTGAGAAAGGCGAGAAAGGCGAGAAAGGCGATCCCGGTACGTCGGTCACACTCGACGACGTGCGTCCGTTCATGGAAGCCGAGCTGTCGAAATGGCAGTTGGAGTTCGAGCGGCGCGCATCGGATCTGATTCAGCGCTGTATCGACAGAATCCCCAAGCCGCAGGACGGCAAGCCCGGCCGGGATGCCTTCGAACTTGAGAACATCGAGCTTTCGATGTCGGACGACGAACGCACTCTGACGCTCGCGTTCGTTCGCGGCGCTGAGCGGATCGAGCGCTCCATCGTGCTGTCGTATCCCATTTATCGCGGCGTCTGGCGTGAGGGTGAATATCGTAAGGGCGATTGCGTGACGTGGGGCGGTTCGTCGTGGATCGCGACGCGCGACACGAAGTCGAAGCCCGAGACCGATGATAGTTGGACGCTCGCGGTGAAGCGCGGCCGTGATGGCAAGAACGGTGAGAAAGGCGAAAAAGGTGATCGCGGGCGCGACGCGCGTGACTTCAATGGAGCGGCGCTGCGATGATGCTCATCGATCTGGACACCGCCAAGCGGCATCTGGCCATCGACGAGAACGAAGACGCATCGGATGAGGTGATCCAGGAGAAGATTGTTCAGGCGTCTGCGGTGATTCTGGATTATCTCAAGCTCAGCGCCGAGCCGTACGAAGTGACCGAGGTCATGAAGGCGGCGACGTGTCTGGCGGTTGAGGCGCTGTTCGACGGCGGCGATCCGCTCTCGGATACCGTGATCCGTCTTTTGCACCGGTCTCGCGACCCGGCAATGGCATGAGGAAGGAACTCTACCGCGCGCGCGAACTGGATCAGCGCGTGAAATTCCTGCGCGAGGTGAAAACGCCCGATGGAATGGGCGGCGCCGAGGCGAGCTGGCAGGAGATTGCGGAAGTCTGGGCCAAGGTTCGTCCGATGTCGGGACGCCAGCGAGAGCATGCGGACCGGCTCAATGCGGAATCCAACTACGTGTTCGTGATCCGTTACCGCTCTGACATTACGGAGAACGACGTGGCGGAGTGGAAGGGGACGCGGTTCAACCTGCGTTTTGCGAAGGATCGCCCGCGCAGCCGCTTTCTCGAGATCGAAGCCGAAAAGGGCGTGCCGGTTTGAAGGGTCACGCGAAGCTCCACGGACTTCGTGATCTGAAAAAGACGCTGGAGACCGTATCGCCTCGCGAAGCGAAGAACATTCTTCGCCGCACGACATTCGGGCTTGCGGTCCGGGTGCGCGACCGGATGAAGGAGCGCGTGCCCGTAGACGAGGGCAATCTCCAACGATCCATCAAGGCCAAGCGTAATCGCGGCACGCGAACGCGCGTGGAGGCGTCCGTGATCGCGGATAGGAGCGGAGGACGGACTGGCACCGGGTTCCACTGGTGGTGGGTTGAACAAGGCACCGTGAAAATGCCCGCGCAGCCATACATCGTGCCGACCGTCGAAGAGATCAGGCCGCAGGTTCCGGATCTGTACCGGCAGGAATTCGGCGTGCAATTCGAGCGCGAGATGCAGAAGCGCAAGACTAAAGCGAAATGAAGTTTGAGGAAGCGCTGCAATCGGCGATCTATGAACGGCTCTCGACGTATCCCGGCATGCCTCCGGTATACGACGACGTGCCGCAGGGTGCGCCGAGCCTGTATGTCGTGATCGGAGAAGACACCCATGTCCCATGGGATACGGATGATTCGGTGGGCTCTGAGTCCACGATCACGATTCATCAGTGGGACAAGGCCTATCGAGGGAAGGCCCGCATCAAGCAGACGCAGGGCTTCATCTATGAGGCGCTGAACCGTCACGAGCTGAGCGTGCCGGGATACAACCTCGTGACCCTGGAATTCGAGTATTCGGAATCCGTGCTGGACCCTGACGGAGTCACCCGGCATGGAGTCGTTCGGTATCGCGCGTTGGTCGAGGAATCGACAGCGAGCTAGGTCCACAATCGGAGAGCAAAGACATGGCTGCATTGGTTGGCCGAAAAGTGACGTTTACCCCGACTGGCGCGGGTGCGCCCGTCACGGGAATGCGCACGAAGACCATCACGCTGAACAACAACCCCATTGACATCACGTCGGATGACGACGACGGATGGCGTACGTTCCTCGCGTCAGATCCTGCCGAGCGCTCCATCGACATGAGCGTGGAGGGGATCACGAAGGACAACGAGCTGATGAAGCTCGCGGCGACGGGCGGAAGCGGGCTGATCAGCGAGTACACGCTGAACTTCCCTGGCCTCGGCTCGTTCACCGGGGACTTCTACATCGGCACGCTGGAACTCGGGGCGCCGTATAACGAGGGCGTGACGTTCTCGTGCACGATCCAGTCGAGCGGTCCTCAGACGTTCGTTGAGGAATCGTAATGGCGGCGATCTTCCGGGAGCTCGTGCTGACGTGGCACGGGACGGAATACCGCGTCAAGCCGACCATGGCCCTGCTCAATCGCATTGAGCAGGACATCTCGCTCTCGCGTCTGGCGCAGCGGCTGTCATCGGGTGATGCGCCGCTGTCGCATCTCTCGACGGTGATTGCGCATTTCCTGAAGGCGGGCGGCGCGAAGGTCACACCAGAGGACGTATACGCTGCAATCATGAGCGATGGCGGCGAGTCCGTCGTCAGGGACATGGCCAGCGCTGTGATGCTCGCAGTGTTCCCGCAGACGGGAAAAGGCGAGGCTCCGCCGAAAGCGGCGGACACGAGCGAGAGTGCGAACTAGATTGGGGCACTTTCTACAGTGTCGCGGTCGGAGTCTGGGGAATTGCGCCGTCTGAGTTTTACGAGATGTCACCGGAAGAGTGGTGGCTCTTGTACGACATGAAGCGCCCGCGTGACCGGCAGTCAGACTATGCGGGCACGCTGACCGAGAGTGATGTGGTCGAGCTTTACGAGTTGATCGATGGCTAAAGGTGCTGTTGCCGCTCTGCTGGTCGAGATCTCTGCCGATATAACTGGCCTTGAGATCGGCGGCAAACGCGCAGCGAAGTCGATGGACAACCTCGGCGCGCGCGCGCTCGACCTGAGCCGCAAGATGGCGGCGCTCGGGGCCGCGGCAGCGGCGGCAGGGGCCGCAATGGTCGCCGGGCTCGTCAAGGGCGGCATTGAGTCCATCGACACGCAGGCGAAGCTCGCGCGCTCCATCGATAGCACAATCGACGGATTGCGCGCGCTTCAGTTTGCATCCGGCGAGGCGGGCGTTACCTCTGAGAATCTCGCAAGCGCCATGCAGCAGCTCAACGCGCGGCTGGGCGAGGCGCAGCGCGGGACTGGCGAAGCGAAGAAAGCGCTCGACATGCTCGGGCTCTCCGCGCGCGATCTTGCCCAGCAGGATGCGGATACGCGCATTGCGACGATTGCCGACCGGGTGAAAGACCTCGGGCTCTCGTCCGCTCAGGTGGCGGATATCCTGCGGGACTTCGGCATCCGTGGCGGGGAGATGGTGGACTTTCTCCGGCAGGGTGGCGATGCGATCCGCGCGGCGCGAGACGACGTGCGGGCGTTCGGTCTTTCGGTTTCGGAGATCGACGCGGCGAAGGTTGAAGCCGCGAACGATGCGATGGAGCGTATCGGGTTGACCATGGAGGGGGTCAAGAATCAGCTCGCTATTGCCTTCGCGCCGATCCTCGGAGAGCTGGCGAACCGGTTCAATACGCTGGCCAAGGAGAACGAAGGCTTCAGCAAGCAGGCCGGTCAGGCTGCAGAACGCATCATCATGGGGTTCGCCAAGGTTGCGGATGTCATTCAGGGCCTTCGGGTGGTGATGAAGGGTCTGGAACTGGTCGGCGTTGGCGCATGGGCGGCGATTGTCTCGGGCGCGCAGTTGGCCATGGAGGCATTCACCGCGATCCACGATGCGTGGGTGCGCGTCCAGAATGCCATTGCGCGCGGCCTGAATGCGCTCGGAGCGCAGATCGAAGAGGCGCCGCTATTCTCCGAAGGCCCGTTCATGACGGACCTGCGGCAGTTCGCGGACGAGGCCCGGGACCGCGTGGGCGCGGTTCGCTCTGAGCTGCATGAACTGGCCATGCAGGAACTGCCGTCCGGGAAGGTGACGGCGTTCCTCGAGGACGTGAAGGTCAAAGCGCAGGAGGCGGCCGAAGCAACTGCGGCAGCGATGCCTACGCGCGGCGGCACGTTCGTATCTCCCGACGAGAGCGCACAGGCGGAAGAGGATCGCCAGCAGGAGGAACTCGACAAGCGACGCGAGGCGTTGCAGGCAAGACTCGACCAGCTACGCGAATTCGTGATGTCTGAGCAGGAGCTGGAGATTGCGCGGCATGAAGAGCGCATGAAGCAGCTCACGGAAGCGCTGGACGCGGAGCTTGTGACGCGACAGGAGTATCAGGAGCTTGAGGCGAAGCTCGCCGAAGATCATGCGAATCGTCTGAAGGAGATTCGCGAGAAGAGCCTTACTGATCTTGCGCGCTTTCAGGACTCGAATTTCCGCAATCAGGTGAAAACGGTGTCTGGCCACCTTGCCGACTTGACGGCCGGGGTTGCTCAGCACAGCAGAGCCTTATTCGAGCTGAACAAGGCGGCGGGCATCGCAAATGCCATCGTGAACGCGTACGAAGGCATTTCACTCACGATGTCGAAGTATCCGTACCCCATCAATATCGGCATGGCTGCGGCGCATGCAGCAGCGGCGTTCGCGCAAGTGTCTGCGATCAAGTCGCAGCAGTTCACTGGCGGCGGCGGCGCGGCCCCGTCTCTCGCTGGTGGAACTCCGGCGCCTCCCGTCACGCCTGTCACGGGCGGCACTCCGCAATCTGCGGGCGGTGGCGCTCAACTCATCACGATCGAAGGGCTTTCGCCGGATTCGCTCTTTTCTGGCCGGGCGGTGCGTGAGCTCGCGGAGAGGCTGCAGGAGCATATCCGCGACGGCGGGACGGTCAGGTTTGCATGATCGTCATCAGCTCGTCGCTGGTCCTTTCTGGCGAAGAGATCAGCGGAAACAACCCGCGCATTGGCTGGCACAACATCGTGACGGCCACCAACGTGTCGGCGGATGAAGAGGCGGCCGATCACCCGGCATCCAATCTCGGGAACCCCGCAACCTATCTCACGTGGAAGGGGACGAGCACGTCGGAACAGACCGTGGCGATTACCCTCGGGGCCGCAAAGGATGTCGATTACTTCGGCATCGCGCGGCACAACCTCGGATCGACCAGGGCCACGGTCGCGTTCGAGTACAGCGCGGATGGCGTCGAGTGGACGACTGTCGAATCAGTCGAGCCGGCGAGCGACCACGCGCTGATCGTCGAGTTCGATGCGGTGAACGCACAGTTTTTCCGGTTGAAGATCACACCGGGGAGCGCGGCGCCGGAAATTGCGGTGCTGTACATCGGGCAGATTCTGAGACTCCAGCGGCGCATCTACGTCGGTCACACGCCGATTGTCTACGGTCGGCAGTCCACGGTGTCTAACGGGTTCAGCGAGTCCGGGCAATTCCTCGGGCGCGTCCTGCGGCGGCAAATGTTCCGCTCGTCAGTCTCGATGCAGAACATCACGCCGGGCTGGTATCGGTCAAAGCTGGAGCCGTTCGCTGACGCGGCGGCTGTGACGCCGTTTTTTTTCGCATGGCGCCCGCAGACTTATCCGAACGAGGTCGGGTTTGCGTGGGTGATGGGCGATGTGTCGATGTCGAATCAGCGGCCCAATGGGATGGTGCAGTTTGAGTTTCAGATGCAGGGCATCCGCTGAATGGAAGTCCGCACGTTCGTCGAGATCGACATCCCCATAAGCAGCGGCAGCACGCAAACGTTCCGGTTCACGTACGCTCAGGAGGATATCGACTACGACGCCATTCCGGCGCTGGAGTCGGTGTCGATCTCGCCCGCAGTAATTGATCCCGGTGTGAGCATCGGCGTCCGGGCGAGCGTGCGCGTTTCGATCCGGGATTTCCAGTATCCGCTCGACGGCACGGCGTTTGATTCGGGGACGTTCTTCGGCAAACTCCGCGCGCGGCGTCGGAGTCTTCAGGGGCTTGCGCTTCGGGTGATCCGTGGCGAAGCAGGGCAATCCCTGTCGGACATGCGGACCGAGCACTACGTGATCGAGTCCCTGGCTCGTTCGGGCGAGAAGGTTTCGATCACCGCGAAAGACCTGCTCAAGCTGGCGGACGGAGATCGGGCACAGGCCCCGGCTGTTTCGACGGGTCGGCTGCTGTCGGCTATCTCTGCATCCGATGGGTCTCTCACACTGACACCAACCGGGATTGGCGATGTTGAGTATCCGTCAAGCGGCAAGGTCGCTATTGGCGGATCGGAGATCTGCTCGTTTACTCGTTCGGGCGACACGATGACCATCACCCGTGCGCAGAGTGGCACGGAGGCAAAACAGCACGACGCGGACGAGACGGTGCAGCTCGTCCTCGAATATACCTCGGAGTCGCCTGCAGACATCGTCTACGACCTGCTGACGAATTACACCGATATCGATGCGTCGTGGTGTCCGCTGTCGGAGTGGAAAGACGACATCGATTCATACATCGGCAGGCTATACACGACAGAGATTGCAGAGCCGACTCCCGTCAAGGACCTTCTCAACGAACTGATCGAGCAGGTTGGTCTCGTGATGTGGTGGGGTGCCGAGGCACAGAAGGTGCGCCTCAAGTCCCTGCGTCCGGTGACTTCGGCGCGCGATATCGACACCGACGAGATCATGGCCGACTCGTTCCGGTTTGTCGAGCAGCCGACGAAGCGTGTGTCGGAAGTATGGACGTACTTTGCGCTCCGCAATCCGCTCGAGAAACTGGACGACACGCAGAATTACCGGTCGGTGCATGTGACGATTGATCCGGATGCGCTCGATGAGTATGAGCAGCCAGCAATCCGCAAAATCTACTCGCGCTGGATCGGTCTCAATAACCGGCCGGCGGCAGCGAGGCTGAATGACCTGCTGATTGCGCGCTATCGCGATCCGCCACGGAAATTCTCGTTCACTCTGTTCCGTACCAGTGATGCGCCTGAATTGGGTCAGGGGCTGAACCTTGACCACTGGAGCTTGCAGGACGAGGACGGGGCAGGGCTCGCGGCACCGGCACAATTGATTTCCGTGGAGCCGGCCGAAGACCGGTACGTCTGTGACGCGGAAGAAATGCTGTTCACCGCTCCGGACGACAGCGAGACGGGGCGTCTGATTATCATCGACACGAGCGTGA